TCTGGAACAGTCACATTCGTCACTCTGGTTGAGAGTTCTTCGGCGAAGTCTCTTGTAAAGAAACCATTGTTTCGCATTGCACTTCGAAGAGCCGTAGACTCTGATTCGAAAACCACATAATACTTGTCCAAGCGTTGGTGTCTACGCTTCGTCAGGCTTCCGAGAAATTTTTGAATGGATAGACTCATACTTCTATTTAGGTTCCTTTCAAGAATCTAATTTTGTAATCTCGGTAAACTTCTTGAGGTGTCGCACCCGAGAATTGGCTGTTGAGAACTTTCGATGTTTTTCCGAGGTAGACATCTAGCCAGAGGCTCGGTGAGATTCGAACGGCTTCCGAACTCATGCGGGATCTAATATATTTTTTGATTGCCGGACGAATCGCTCGACCAAAATCTGTCGGGTTGACGGCATCGTAGTTGTACTCAACTTTGTCATTGAGCGTGATAGATTTTTTGCCGACCAAATTTTTCAAAAGGATTGGTATGACATACTTTCGAACCTGTGGTGGCATGTAGAATGGATTGATTGCAGTTATGTGAGTTTTGCTGATGTCAAAGACGATGGAAGCAGGGAAGATGTGATGGTATTTTAGTGTGTTAGTTTCGTAGCCTTTCGGATTGCTGTATCCAAAAATATAGCAGTATCCCTTTGTATTGATGCTGGATGACCTCTCAAGCAAAACATTTCTTGTTCTTTGTTCTGTCTCTGTCAACGTGCCTTTGAACGTAGGAAGCAGATTACCAAAAAAATCAATGGTGGCGTTGAGTTCGGGATTACTTACCATAGATCTCTTTCTCGGTGAGAACTTTGAATTCCCACCCCTTTCTTTTGCAAAGTGCCTCTGCTGCTGCCCACTTTGCCTGATTCACGGCATAGGTTTTTGATTCATTCAAAAATGCCTGTGTCTTTCTTTTTCTTGGCTTGGGCGGAAGACACTGTTTTTTCGGCTTCACCTCGATCATGACGGTTTCAATCTTCCCAAGTCTATTTTTCAATTCAATGATGAAGTCGGGAAAATACTTGTGTCGTTGTCTGTCCACAGGGGATACATACGGAATGGCAATTTCTTCCGATGCCCATTTGAGAATGTTTGGGTTGTCATCGAATGTGAGCATACACTTCCTCTCCCACAAAGATCTGTATGTGATCTTCGTCGGATCACCCATGTACTTCTTTGGATTCTTTGGTTTGAACTTGCCACGGTAAGCCATACATATATTTAGGAGCAAAACATGGCAGACGATCCATTCACAGAACAACTACGAAATCTTTTGAATAGTCAGGGTAATCAGGGTAACATACCACCCGGATTAGAAGATTTCATTAGCGGACAACAAGAAGCACGCCGGATCGAGGCTGGTCAGGCTGCACTTGCCGATTTAGATTTTGATCCCAACTTTGGGCTGACTCGTACAAACCGCCCCACTCCCGACCCTATTACAGCAGATCAAGCGCGCGCTCTTTTAGCCTCTATTCCCGATGATTCTAGTGATGATCTTGATGCACTTGACACGACCCTAGAGCAAATGGAAATTGAATCTAACCTTGACGCTCGCAACGCGGTGAATCTTGATGACTCGCCCGTGGGAAAGGCAATTGGTGACTTTGTAAATTTTGCTGGCAGTGCAGCACTTGAGGCGATCTCAGAGGCAGGACAATCAAAATTTAGTGACCGAGGTGAAGTTCTTGGAGAGGAAAACATCATTCGTGACATGCGTTATCCTCTCAATGCTCTCGACGGTAAAGAATCCAAACTACCATCTGTTGTTTCATTTGAATTTTTCAAAAGAGACACATCAAGCATTCTACAAAATACACTTTTGGATGCTGGAAATTTGAGAAGCATTGGTCTGGCTTCGATCGCGGGTGTGGCAAATGTTTTCTCTGGTGAACTCTCTGATTCAAAACTAAGACAAATTCTTCAAAGCAACGATTCACTGGTTGAACAAAATTATGCGTACGGTCCAGCGAAAAAAATCAATACACAGTACATTAGAACATTTGGTAGTTTCGATTCCGATGGAACCTTTGTAGTGAATAATGAAAATATTTCATCTGACCAATACAATCAATTGAAAAATCAGGCGATATACGATCCAACAACTGGTGACGGGATTCTGCCGAATGGTGATCGACTCATCAAAGATCAATTTTTCACTGACAATAATACATTATCGAGATACAAGGATGTTCGAATCACTCGACAGAACGAGCAAACGAAAGATAGAATTTTCATGTACGTTCCCTCGAACCTTCAATTCCAAGATAATCTCAACTATGCAGACAAGAACCAGAACTTCTTGAGGAATGCGTACGAGGCTGCCGCTGGCAACGTTTCCGCTGTCTCTCAGTCCATCAAGCAAGGATTCCTGTCTCTTGCATCAGACAAGATCGGGAAACTCACAGGGGAACTCACAGGCACGCAAATCGATCTCTACAACGGTCTTCGTGGTCAACTGGGTATCGTAGATAACGATAAAAATGAAACCATGTTTGAAGGTGTCAATAGAAAAACTTTTTCATTCTCATTCAACTTTGCCCCCACCAGTAAGCAAGAAGCACTCATGATGCAAAACATCATTCAGGCTTTCCGATTCCACTCACTTCCCGAACTCTCGGCAAGCACGATTCAATACCTTGCTCCTCATGAAGTCGAAGTCAAATTCTACAGATCGACTTTGCTGGGTGGAGTGGATGTCAAAGATTCATTTGGTCGTGGTGCGAGAGAGCGTGGACAAGAGGGATCGGAGGATAGAGATGTTTTGTACAGAGCGAAAGATTTCAATACTTTTGACGATTCGGAAATTCAGAATTTGAAAGAAAAGAACAAAATCACACTTGTGGAAAACACAGAAATTCCTAAAATCGGTAGGTGTCTTGTGACAGGCATCGATCTCAACTACTCTCCTAACTCCAAGTCTGCATTCTTTGTTGACGGAACTCCGGTGCAAGTCAACATGACTCTTAGTCTGACTCAAGCAATCACAATGAACAAGCAATTTGTCATGAGAGGATTCTAATGTACTTCAAAAATTTTCCTGACACACTAACCGTCGTAAACGATAATGTCTCTAGGGTAAAGAACATCATTCGACAAGTTGCATTTTCAAAAGAGTCACTTGAGCGAGACAAAAGTTTTTCTGAGTATCAACTTGGAGACAGTGACACACTAGAATCGCTGGCACTGAGAGTCTACGGGCAAGAAGATCTCAGTTGGATCATCATGCTTTTCAACGAAGTGCTTGATCCGAGTTATGATCTTTCGGTAGACTCGGTTTCACTCCAAAGTTACATTGACAAAAAATACGATGGTCAATCGCTCTTCTTGAGTTCGGTGGGTTCATCCTTGCCGTATCGCGGTGCAACATTTTCACCCGGCGACTTGGTGATCAAGAAAATTTCAGAAGGTAAACTCGATCGTGAAAAACACGCATTTGTCAAGTCATACAATCCTGAGTTTGGACAACTTCAACTTGAGCAACAGGCAGGTAAGTTTGCTGTTGATGATGAAGTTTCAATTTTTTCAAACAACGTAGAACTCACGACAGCAAATGTAATTCGGGTCATTGAAGATGGTCGATTTGCATTGCATCATTTTGGGACAGGTCCGGCAAGCCCATATCTCAATCCACTTGGTACACCTCCAGATTCCGAGGGTGACCAAACATCAATCGGATTCACATCGGGAGTTGGTGATTTTGTAAAGTTTGACGAGACACTTCTTGGTAAGTATTTGTACCAGCCAACTTCTCTTGTCCCTGCCGCTGGAGCAGCATCATCTCTTACAGGAAACAACAACACTTGTTCATTCACCTTTGATGACAAGTTTGAGGGTGTTTCATCTCTTGTTGTTGGTGCAACCAATTCTTCGTTTACAATTGGCAGTCTGTCCGGAATCACAACGGCATCAATCATTTTCAAATTCAAACCACTCGAAAAGTTTGAAACTGGATTTGGGTACACATACGAATCATTCCCGTCCGAAGGTGTGTTAGAGTCAACAGACACATACTACATCGGAAACATGAGAAAAGTTTTGTCAACTCTTGATTGGGCATTGTACTCAAATGGCAAAAAATTTCTTCTTGCCACCCAGCCGTCTGACGAAACAGCACCATCGATTGGAGATGAACAAATCCAACCCAATGGTTATGTTTTTGGTCCAAGCGAACTAAACGAAGTAGACGGTGATGCAGTCTATGATCTGTCGGATGGCAATTTTCATACCGTGATTCTCTCACTTACAAACGATAAGAAAATTTCCTTCATCATTGATGGAAAGGAACTGGCAGGACCACAAGTCCTTTACAACGCATCAATCTCCGGTGATTTTTTCCGCGATGGTAATCTTGTGTTTGGATCGAACTCATCTGGCAAATCATTGTTGGTGAGTGGCACTCTTGAAAACACTGATGGTGAGACAATGGATGTACCTCAGATTTCACAGGGTGCTACTGATGAAAGTTTCAAATTCATTGTTGACAATTTTGGTATTACAAGTGGAACCTTTAGTTTCAGAGACATGAATACAAAGGCATCAAACTTTTCAGATGCAGTTGGTGTGATTGGAAATGGGAATGACTTTGGTTTCAAGGCAACCAACATTCAAAACTTTGAATACCCTGAACCCAACTCCTTGGTTTCTCAAGCCTCACAAATTTCATCCAATCTTGTCACCAACTCAGATTTTGAATTTGACAGAAATGCAAGGAAGTCCTTTATCAAAGTACCACTTCCTTCAGTAGTCACCCAAATCGAATTGGAAATGAGAAAGTTGCTTACCAATGCCTAAAGGAAATTATGACAGAAAAGATGATGTAGTCATCAGCACGGTGTATCTGTACACACCGGACTCTGTTATTGATCTGCTGTCTGGAAACTTTGTCAAAGAGGTGTTTGTCTACGAAAATTTGATGAACACATTCTACTCTGGCTCAATCACTCTTGTAGATACCAAGGCTATTTTTGAAGCCTTAGACATGAGTGAAAATTGTTTTGTTGTCATGACATTCCGAACACCACTTCCAACGAACACACCTGATGGTAGTGGGGGAGTGATCGAACCAAACAAAACGCAAAACCCGGTGACCTACATTTTTCGCGTTGACAAAACCACAAGCAGAACGAGTCCACCCAAGCAAGCCGGTGAATTCATTCATCTTCACATGACAAGTCTTTCAGGTTTCCTCGATGACATTTCAATTCGAAGCAAGTCATACAAAGGAAATGTCATCACTCTCATTCAGCAAATTGCGAGCCAAAGTTTCTTTGACAAGGACGATCCTTCCAACAATTCGCTTGAGACTGTGAACTTGCCGCTTCCAGATTTCAATGACATCGCAACAAAAAATTTAGGCACACAAGAAGTCTTTGACTACACGACATCACCTTACACGTTTTTTGATTTGAAAACAGACTCGCGGTCTGAAGAAGTGATGAAGTACGCATTTCCATTTTGCAAGGCATCTGACAAGATCAAAGAATTTTGCCATGACCTCACCGACACGAAAGGAAACATTGGTTATTGCTTCTGGGAAACTCGAACAGGATTCAAACTTGCATCAAGACAATCCTTGTTCGAACAAAAGCCTGTGATGACACTTGTGAAATCTTTTGTGAACAATCGACTGTACGACGAAACACTTGGTCCTCTTTTGAACATTTACAATATGGATGATTTTGAAATTGGTGGTGCGAACAATCGCAGAAAACAGATGGCTCAGGGTGGTCTACAATCCAGAATGTACGCCTACGACATCACAAAGAAAAGTTGGTTCCGAAGAGACTTTTCTTATGAAACTGATGGGGTGTACTCTTCTTCAGCAATCTCTGGCAGGTTTCCTCTTGTGAACCCATCTCTGAGTGATCCAAGATTTGTTGACGTTGTTGATGGTGTTTCAAAAGTAATCATGAAGGAGACTGCCTCATCCCGATTCAATACAACTTTCTTTGGTGACACTCCAGATGAAGACACCTATGCCCATGAAGCCGAGACACAAAGTGCGTTGAGTGAAAAGGTCATGGAGTCCGACATCTACATCGAAGTGAACATGTCCGGAAATCATTTTATTGAAGCCGGTGACACCGTGCAGTGTATTTTTCCGTCCGTCGATAGGAACAAAAATACAAGCGAAGAATTGTCAACAACGTACCTCGTTAGAAATGTTAGTCATGTTTTTGACTTCATCACAAAAAGTCATCGAATGAAGTTGGGATTGATTCGCAACTTCAAGACAAGCCCAAATGCGACAGTGTTGTTGTCGCCGGAGAATTGATATGAAAGATTTTTGTTGGTTTCAAGGAGTGGTAGAAGATCGTGGAGATCCGTTGCAACTGGGTAGAGTGCGGGTCCGTTGTCTTGGCTACCATAGTGAAAATAAAGTTGATTTGCCTACCCAAGACTTGCCGTGGGCCCACCCGATTCAACCAGTGACATCTGCTGCGATGAGCGGCATCGGAACTACTCCGGTGGGTCCGGTTGAGGGTACATGGGTCTTTGGTTTCTTTCGGGACGGACAACTCGCACAACAGCCAGTAATTCTTGGTACGATCGGTGGCGAGTCTTTGCTACAGAACACGGATTCAAATATTGGATTCAAAGATCCAAACGGCAACTACCCGCTCAAGGAAGGTCCAAATGCAGCAGGCTTGACTGCACCCGGATCTGACACAAACTCACTGGCACGCGGCGAGAGTGGCTTACCAATTCAAAATCGTCAACAAAATTTGGATGAATTTGCAAAGCACTTCGAATCAATGTTTACTTTCACTCCCGTGGCAGAACCCG